ACATAACTTGCTACACTACTACCTCTGCCTACTCCCCAAACAATGTTATTCTCACGCATAAAGTCTACCAAATATACCATATACTTTAATAAGTCAAACATATTACGTCTATCGTACTCTGCTAGTTCTTCACATGTTCTAGCCATTTTAGCAGGATCGTCTGGACACTTATCTAATACGTAATTATAGAGGTCCATGGTTTTATACTTTTCAGGCATAAACCAATCTGATTGGAGTGCTTCGTCGAATTCTTCTTTATTAACATCTAACGGTATATAGGTATTAAGTCCTGCTAGTCCGTTATCAGTTGCTAATGTATTGAACTTATCAATATCGTCACTTGGATCACAAAGAACAACATGACACTTGTCGATATGTCCTGTATAGATCATATCAATTAAGTCTTTATTTGTAAATCGAGGAATACCTAAATTGTCAGTTTTCATTAGCATACATATATATTAACTTACATTTATGAGTTTGTCAAGATCTTTATCACCATTTCCGGTAGACTGTTTTGCCGATCTGTCAATCATTTCAAGTTTATATGTATCCAACATTGTTTGGATTTGTAATTTAGCTTCGGGGTTTCCTGTTTGAAACCATTTTTGTGTTAATTGGTTAATCTTTTCAACGATTTCTTCTTCTGTTTTAGATGCGAGATCGTGTAGTAATGGATGATCCATTAATTAATTACCTTATGAAAATTGTCCAACGTATTGTGCGTATACTGTAGTACCGCCATCATATGTCCAAACATCAACACAAACTGGGTTTGAGTTATCATTTACCACAAATGGTGATGGAAACGTATTATCGCCGTTAGTTCCGTATTTAATAGTGCCGTTTTCTGTAGCAAACGATACTGTACGTGCAGTACTATCGCCTAATGTATCTAACAACATAAGTCTCATTTTACCAACTTTGTTAGAAGCAGGCCAATCAGTGAATGTTAGTGTAAGTGTATTAGATCCAATAGTAAACGTTTGAAAGTTACCGTTTGTAAAACTTACGTTAGTAGGACCTGTAACAGTTCCACCTGGATAATGTTTTTCAGTATTAGCAATAAAGTTTGCACCACTGATATCGTTACCTAGAAAGTTATTAGTCGCGTTTAACTTTGCAGTATTTGTCTGCAAATCTTCAATTTCGTTCTTAGCGGCTGTGAAGTTATTCTTAATAGTATTGAAGTTATTTCTAAATCCTTGGCTGTCATTATCCTGACCAGCTACCGGGAATGTTGAATCAATACTTGTGTTGTCAATGTTACTTGCCATAGTTGTTCCTCTCTAGTGTATGTATTTATCCGGGTTAAACATTATATTGATAATTTCCGAATGCAATATACTGCTCATTACTGTTGCCCGTAGTAGCATCAACAATGTATCTATCAATTTCAAAGTCTAGATTTTTAAAATCGAACCCACTATTAGTTATATTTAACAAGATCTGTGCCGCAGTTCCTGGTTTACAGTAGCATAACGGTACTGCTGTAACGTATCCTAGTTCCTGTACTCCTGTGCCCTGTGCAGTTGACATCCAAATTGGTAAAAAACTACCTTCTGTAACGCCAGATTGTCTTACGTTTTCACGCATATTAGTTACGTTACTAATAAATCTGTTTGTATCGTTAGGGTTACTAATTTGGACAGCATCACTGTCAACTTTAAGTGTATTATAGTTTGGTCTAAATCTAAACGGATCACTGCTAGTAGTAGCAATTTGTCCAGCACTAACAACAGTACCATTTTTGGTAGTTATTTCAATAGTGCCATTTGCGTCATAGGTTACAGATCCTGATCTAGTAATAATTTCTAAATCATTACCAAATGCTCTAACATTAATAATTTGATTAATGCTATTTCTTATTTGGAATACAGCTTCGCCTGCACCTTCTTTGGTAACGTCATCACGAGTTTCAAATTCAACACTATCAACTGTAATTTTTTTCTTATTAGCAATTGATACATTCTTAGCTACTGTGCCTTTGGAAGCTTCTAGAGGATCATTTACATCAACATAAATTACTTCGTATAATACAGTATTAGATCCTGCTTCTTTTGCTTCGGCAGTTTTTAATGCACCAAAGTTAAATCGTTTACGCTTGTGATTTTTTCTTGATACTGCAACGTAGTCCTTGATCTCTTTAGTTTCAATTCCTGCGTATACTAACATCTTAACATTTTTCTGTAACCCAAACTGATCATCGTTGGGTCTGTAAATACTGTTTGGCGTAAAGATATTACTATCGCCTATAAAGTTTTTATATATTTGTCTTTGTGTTTCTTTAAACAAAGGCTTAACATATAAGTTACTGTATGTTAGGTTGTCAGGATCTCTTACAATAATATTAAATGTTCTAATTGTTGAACTAAATCCAAAACGGTCTCTAGCTTGTACAGTAAAGATAAACTTACGATCAATAGTAGTAGTACCACCGTCTAGTGTAAACTTGTTATTATCAATAGTTGAAAGACCATCGTTAGTAGCTGTAGCAAACTGTACAACTTTACCAGTAATTTCACCATCAAAGTTTAATTTTAATCCTGGCGGCAATCTACCACTATTTAATGTGTATAGTAATGAGCTATCAGTAACACTTGTTAACGCTTTTACAAAAAACGTACTAACAAAGTTTGCTTTAATTGCTCCTAGGTCAGCAAGTGTTGTCCATTTAATTGTACTTTCAACTTCGCCTAAGATCTTAACTGTAAATGTTTTTTTCTTTTCAGCAATTAGTTCTTGACCAATGCTAGTAAATCTTTGTGCATTGATTGTAAATTGATATTCTTTTGTTACTGCTGGTTGATAAGGAACACGCCCGGCAATCTCTCCAGTAGTTGGATCTAGTACCATTCCTGGTGGTATAGTACTTGCAGAATTATCTGGGTTAGTTGCTAACAGTACGTAAGTTAACTCACCTAATGTAGCCTGCGGATCAAATACATCTAAAAATATAGTTACATAATTGTTTGCACGTTTGTATCCTAAGTCTGCAGGAGTTAACCAAACAGGAGTTCTTAGGTAAGTGTTATCTGCTTTGAACACTCCACTTGCAACTTGTAGTACTGTGTTATCCGCACGTAGGAAGTCATCGCCTACAAGAAATATTTCAAACGATCTTTTAATAATCGTGTCGCCGTCACTTACGCTAACATCAAATGCATATCTGCGATTTAATTTTTTTCTACTTTGTGTTTGGATAGCATCATCGTATCCTTTAGTATCGTAGTAATAACTTTCAAAGCCATTAGCACTACGTAATCCAAAGTCAAACGCATAACTGTCAAACTGTCCCGAATCATAAAATCCATTACCTGCATTTTTATCAATTGCTAGGATAGGATCAACAATACCAACTAATCTTCCATCTGTTGTTAGCTGTAGTCCAGGAGGTAATGTTCCATCATCGTCACCAATGTAATATTCTAGTGTTTGCCCTGTTGGTAAGTCAGCATCAATTGCTTCTAGTTGGAAGTCAACAATACTACTGTCTAAAATAAATGTAGCAGATCCACTTCCTAGTGGAAGTAGTCCAGCGTTAGTAGACCAAACAGGATCATCAGGACCTTGTACGGTTATTTTAAACGTTCTATCTCTTACACCGTCATCGTTTGTTGCTCTTAGCACAAACTTAAATTCTGTATCTCTTGATACTTCAAAAGGCGTACCAACAATCTTGCCTTCTTTTAATCTCATTCCTGGCGGAAGTTCTCCGCTGATTAAAGTGATAACATCTGTGTTTAAACTGATGCTAGTAGTAGAACCATTTGCTAGATAAACATCACTTAGTATCGATTCTGTATATGTAAAGTAACTTCTTACAATTTCTCTAAACCAAAGTTCAGTAGTTATATAGTCTGCACCACCACTTGTTTTGTAGTGTAATACTTGTCCTGACAAGTATGAATAATAATATGTGTTATATTGTCCGTAAAATGTTCCACCAGCATCTGGTATAACACCGCCAATATATCCTTGTGACTTTGCCCACTGATATGCTGTTTCTTGTGCGCCAAGCCACGTAACAGGTGTTGTTGAATAGTTTGGTGCTATGTTGTTGTTAGGGTCTACATAACCTCCAACGTAGGGCATCATATCGTTCGTTGTAGCAACGTTTGTGTCACTATCAGTACTTTGTATTGTTAATATTCTTTTACCTTGTTTAACAGCACTATTTGTATTATAGTTTGTTGCATCATTACCTGTTATTGCTTCTGATGATGGAAAATAGAAAGTTCCGTTTCTAAACATAGGGTCAAATAATGGAGCATTAATAGTAGCGTATTCTTTAATACCAACATCGTCAATTTCTACTATGGCCCTGTTAACCAGTAGTCCACCGTTGTTAATACCGAGAAACTTAATTCTTCTCGCATCAACATTTGAATAACCTTTAAGTCTTGTAATAAGTTGTCGCAACATTCCAATATCTGGAGATTTGTTAGTGTCTTCATCAATTACATTCCATTCAGTTCCGGGCTTAGTTGGCGCAACAATAATATGATCGCCTAAATAGTTTTGCCAATCGTTGACCATGTTAGCACCAGTACTGCCCTGAGGGTGTATAATGATAACAACAGGAATTAGTTTATTTGCTAAACTAGGTATAGTTGGAACACGTATTGCTGGGGTAGAGTATACTGTAGTTTGTGGAGCTCCATAAGTATCAACATGATCAATACTAATATCAATCGTTGTAGCATTTCCTAATGCTGACTGTGCTGGATAACTTAGAGAACTATTACTTGGATTAAAACCACTGCCGCCTGCAACAGTAGGATCAAGTGGTAAAGATACAGAAGTAGTAACTCTTTCTTGGAGAGTTGCTAGATTATAGTCTGATTTTTGAGTCCAATTTGGTACTGCCATTGTGCATATCCTTTAACTTATTAGTATTTATCGGATACGCTACTATTAGAATGCACGTTGTTGTTTGGTGCTAGGACCTACAATGTAAGGATAAACAGGCTGTAAACTTGCATCTACGCTTAAATGATATGCATATGTTCCAAGTGGATATTCTGGAGTTTTTGCAAATCTACCATTGTACTCATCTAGTGTACCTGTACCAACTTGGTATTCGTGATCGTTAATAAACTTCCCTGCTGTTTTTTCAGAATATAAAAACCCACGTCCTGGTCTTTCACTACTGTATAACTGATATGAACTAGTCATTCTAGTTACTACTGAAGCTGGATCATTAAAGTCTGAATATGCATAAGGTCCGTAAATAGGATAACCATCAAAAGCGTAACCTACAATTTTACTATGTCCATCTGCGTGTCTAAATAAATCGCCACTGAAGTTTGAACCATTATAGTATGCTGGAGTTGGACTAGCATCTACAGTAATCATGTTTGTGTTCCATGCCGCTGATGCTTCTGCTGTACCTGTTGGTAAAAACAAAAACAACGATGACATGTAATGATACTGTCCGTTACTTTCTGGCCAACCACCTGCGTCATCTCCACCGTAGTTTGATCTATACTGAACTGCGTTATATTCAAAGCCTGTACCTGGAGCATCTGCTACAGCATCAAGTGCTGGAGGAACAACGCCAACGCCACTTGACGGACTATAAAACACAACACCGTTAGTCATAATGCCTAATGGTGATAGTGGAGTCGTTAGCTGTGCGTTAGTTGTATTCTCTCCACCCCTAAAGGTAAATGAATAATTATATGATTGCGATGTAGCTGTATTTGCACTAGGTGCAAATGCATTGTTTCCAAATGCTTTACCAAATTGTGCTGGGTTTGGTAACCCATTTGATTCAATTGTTAATGTTGCCATATTAGCTTAATACCCCTGCGTCAAAGTTTCTAACATCTGGTGTTAGCGTTAGTCCAAAGTCAATGTCTGTTTCATAAAGTAGCCAGTCACTAAAACCTCTTACATCATTACTTAGCGTTCCAAAGTCAAATCCTGCTGTATTTGGCTCAATACTTCTAATATCAATACCGTATATTAGTCCGCTAATATTACCTGTAACAGGGCCACTAAATTCACTTGCTGTAATAGTTCCACCGTTAGTTACATTATACCCTGCCGCGTCTAAGTTTCCACCTAAACTTGGTGATGTATCTGTAACAATTTCTGCGGTTGAATTAATAGTTAAAACGTTACCTGATGTTGAAGTAGTTACTCCGCTACCGCCGCTAATACTAATTGATTGACCGTCTGCAAGTACTATACTTCCAGAGTCTGAAACTACTGTTAGTTGTTGTAATCCGCCTGTAGCATTAACTGTAATCCCTTGTGGAGTACTTGTTAGTGTTACATTAGAACCTTGTACGAGTTTTTTAAGTTGAATTTCTGATCCAACTTTTTGTGAAAATATTCCTTCACCTACGTTACCCATGTTGGCGACAGTTGTGCTTTCAGGAGATCGTAAATCTAAGTCATCAAAGTTCTGATTTACCTTGATAAACGCTTCACGTAAATCGTCACCTGTTCCGTCGTTTGCTAATGCACCAATGTTTATATTTTGTAAAGCCATATTCTCTCTCTTCTGTAGTTGTATTTATCCTTGACCGCTACCGCTAGTACCTTTGTACTTGATAGGGTTAGGACTATTCCACGGCCAATAAGCTATCTTATTTGGTGCTCCGTACAGTCTTGGTATTGAATTACTAGCATTAAAGCTATCTGCATTACCACTGTTATATAATGCGTCTTTAGCGTTTAAACTTAGAAACTCTTTAAGTTCTTGTGCAGTTCCACCTGGATTAGCTTGTAACCATAACGCACCCATGCCTGTTATCTGCGGAGCCGCCATTGATGTTCCACTAATTCTAGCAATAGAATATGATGTGTTAGGTGGATAATTTTGTTTAGTACCATACACAGAAGCACTACTAGTAGCACTTGTAATTTGTGACCCAGCGGCACTAATATCAATTCTAGCACCACGTTCACTATCCTGTCTAAGATATTCTTCTGACCCATATTGATCTTGTGATATATTTGCTACCCAAAGTGTGTCAAGGCTGTGTGGGCTACTTGGTCTATTGTAAAAGATTGGATTACCAGCAGTAATATATCCTGCCCATGTTTCTGGTAGGGTATAATAACTATTATAAATCGTGTCACCTTTTTGTCCAGTGTCACTACCTGCACATGGATGATAACTGTTGCCTGCGGCTTTAACACAAATTACACCTGAGTCTGTTAGTTGTTCTTGTTCAACATCTGCAACAGTATATGACATAGGGTGTTTACTTGTTACAGCACCATATTGAGCAAATACTCCACTAGTCCAAGCCTGTGCCGCAACACCTTGATTTACACCTCTGTAAAAAAGAGTTTGTATTTGTGTAGATCCAAATGCTGAGTTTTTATAGTACCAACTATATCCCCAACTTTGATTTACAATAGTTGGACGTTTAAATCCTGTATCAGGATCAACTGGTTTTTGTTCATGGAATAATCTAATAAGATCATATCTATCGTTGCCAATAGCATGACCAGAACCACCAAATATTCTTAGAGAATATATTTTAGCGTTCTTTGCCCAACCGTATGTTTTACCTGCGGCAATACCTGCACAATGACTACCATGAGCACCTGCGGCATTTGAATCTCCTGTTGTATTAAGATAATGACTAGCAGGCATTGTACCAGATAGTCCTGTTACCGCATACCAATCAATTTGTTGAAATCTACTTACACCGTTAGCATCTTCCCATTCAGGATGGTCAACTTGTACTCCGTCATCTTGAACAACAAGGTCAACACCTGTTCCGTCTAATGTATAATTGTAGTCTTGACTGTTAGAGTTAGCAGAAGTATATGTATAAGGATATTGTGTATGTCTGTATGTTCCCCAATTTACATCGTCTGCGCCGTTAGTACTACTTCTTTGAAAATCAGCTGTCTGTGTACCAAATAATTCAATAGTGTCTTGGTCAGGTTTTTGTTCAACTATTAATACTCTTGCATCATTTGATAATGCAGACGCTTCTTCGTCTGTAAGATCGTAATGCGTCATCCTATTATTTGCAGGGCGAGCATCAACAACGTCTACACTTCTACCCGGAACAACGCTGTTGTCTACACCGTCATCTAATGATGTATCTCGTTGCAGATCATAATCTAAGTTTGCAACATCTATACCTTTTTGTGTAACTACTATATATTCAGCCATAATGTTTCCTAAACTATATTAAATCCGCTATTAATATTTGGGGTGTATCCTGATACTCCTAAGTCGGTATCTAAGAAGATAGCTCTCATTGTC